GGCTACGCTACAGCAGCAGGTAAAGATGTTGGTGGATGGTGGGTAGTCAACAAGGGTAATGGTGAGTTCAAGTACGTTGATGCATCTGAGGTAGACAAGGAAGCTGTGCTTGAGAACATTCAATCTGTGGTTAACTACATAGAGAATGATGAACCCTTCGAGCGTTGCTTTGCGCCTGTACAAGAGACATACCGTAAGAAGCCTAGCGGTAACGTAGTGTTGAACAGTTCATGTAGGTTCTGTAACTTCAAGAAGAAGTGCTACCCTACACTGAAGACTTTACCTAGTCGTGTATCACAAGCAAAGGTTAAGCCTCAAGTAGACTACATACTTATAGGTGATGGTCTTGCCTCGTAAGCACAACAAAAGAGCATATCGTAGTGGCCTTGAACAAGAGGCCGCTGCATTCTTAGAGTCCCGCCAAAAGGTTGTAGCTTATGAGAAGCTAAAGATCGAATGGGAAGACTTAAAGTATCGCACCTATACACCAGACTTTGAGTTGGATAACGGTATCATAATCGAAACTAAAGGCTTGTTTAGTGCTGCAGATAGACGCAAGCATTTGGAAATAGCCAAGCAGCATCCTAAGTTAGACATACGCTTTGTGTTCAGCAATGCTAACGCCAAGCTATATAAGGGTGCTAAGTCTCGCTACTGTGATTGGTGCGAGAAGAACAACTTCAAGTGGGCGCATCGTGTCATACCTGAAGGGTGGTTGCTTGAGAAGGGTAGCCGACTAAAAGAGCAACGCCTAAAAGTAAAACGGAGAGCGTGATGTATAGAGTTAAGAATGATGAAGTAGCTATAATTATCAAGCCTATCATAGATGATAACGGTAACTGGACCTATGAGTTAAAGACTGGTATCGCCTTTGGTAATGGTCTAGATAAGTATGAAGATAAAGTAGGACACGCTATGCTAGACTCTGCTATCACTATGTCTGCTGCCTTAGCTTACATCCAGGATTACCCAGAGTTTCTTGAGATGCTTGACGAATATAAGCATGACATGTTAGCAGAGGTATTCCCAGAGCAGTATGCTGAAGCTGTAGCTGAGCAGAAATCTGAAGAGGGATATGAGGTAGAGGATAATGTTATCCGTCTAAACGCATGGACTAAGACACAGGGGAATGCATGAACGATCCAGTTAATAAGCCAGTCCACTATAACACTGGTGGCATAGAAGCAATCGAAGCTATCCTAGCTGCAACCAATGAGCAGAGTGAGGGATACCTACAAGGTAACATCATGAAGTACATCTGGCGTTACCGTTACAAGAATGGCCTTGAGGATTTACAAAAGGCACAGTGGTATCTGAACAAACTAATTGAAGTGTATCAAGAGAAGCATAAATGAAAAAATTTAGCATTACATTCGTAGTTAAGGTAGATGAAGAGAATAACTTCCTGTCTTCCTATGAGGATGCACACGAAGAAGATATGCATGATTTGATAATGAATGCCATGCATGACGTAGACGATGTAGAAATAGAAAACTTAGTAGTGAAGGAACGAGGATGATAAGTGAGAAAGACTTAGAGAGTATGGGGTACTATGATATGTTCCCAGATGCTGACCCTGTTAATTGGGCAGACTTCTACTCAGGTTGGGTAGAAAAGAAGATACTTACCAAGGATCAAGAACGCTTGGTTGAGAACACCCTTGGTCTTGTAGGTGAAGCAGGTGAGGTAGCGGAGAAGATAAAGAAACTAATCCGTGACAACAACAAGTATGCTAACGAAGAGATCATGAAGGAACTAGGTGATGTGGTATTCTATGCCACTGCACTAGCAAACATCTATGGACGTGGGCTGCAGGAAGTGCTAGAGCTTAACATCCAAAAGCTAGACGACAGACAGAAACGAAATAAACTAAGAGGAAGCGGGGATAACCGATGAGCAATCTATTACCAACAGACTATCAGTCATTCATTCACAAGTCACGCTATGCGAAGTACTTTGATGGTAAGGGGCGTGAGAACTGGGATGAAACAGTAGAGCGTTACATGGATAACGTTGTGCGTCCTGCAGCAGGTGACGACTCATATATTAACCAGATTCGTGATGCTATCCTAAGCCTAGAGATCATGCCATCTATGAGAGCTATGATGACTGCAGGTCCAGCACTAGAGCGTGACAACACAGCAGGGTACAACTGTTCATACCTACCAGTGGATGACCCTAAGAGCTTTGATGAAGCTATGTATATCCTATTGTGCGGTACAGGCGTAGGCTTCTCTGTTGAGCGACAGTACATCAAGAAGCTACCTGAAGTGCCAGAACTGTTTGACAGTGAAACTACAATCGTTGTTAAGGATAGTAAAGAAGGTTGGGCTAAGGCATTCCGTCAGCTACTAGCATTGCTATGGGCGGGTGAGATTCCTAAGTGGAACGTAGATAAGGTACGCCCTGCAGGTGCGCGACTAAAGACATTCGGTGGACGTGCCTCTGGTCCTGCTCCACTAGTAGAGTTGTTTAACTTCGCTGTGAATACATTCAAGAATGCACAGGGACGTAAGCTATCCTCACTAGAGTGTCATGACTTGATGTGCTTCATTGGTCAGATCGTTGTGGTTGGTGGTGTTCGTCGCTCTGCTATGATCTCTTTGTCTAACCTGAGTGATGACCGTATGCGTCATGCTAAGTCAGGACAGTGGTGGGAAACTGCAGCGCACCGTGCGTTGGCTAACAACTCTGTAAGCTATACTGAGAAGCCTGACGTAGAGACATTCATGCGTGAGTGGACTGCTCTTGTAGAGTCCAAGTCTGGTGAGCGTGGTGTGTTCAACCGTGAAGCATCTAAGAAACAAGTTGCTAAGTTTGGTAGACGTAACCCTGAGTTCGACTTCGGGACGAACCCATGTAGTGAGATAATTTTGAGGCCTTACCAATTTTGCAACCTTACGGAGTGCGTAGTACGTGCAACAGATAGCATTGAAGACTTAGAGCGTAAGGTTAAGTTAGCCACCATCCTTGGTACTATTCAGTCAACGCTAACTAAGTTTCCCTACCTACGTAAGGTATGGCAGAAGAACACAGAGGAAGAGCGTCTACTAGGTGTGTCTCTTACAGGCATCATGGACAATCCTCTACTAACATCTAAGAACAAAGGATTGGATAAGACCCTTGAGCATCTACGATCCATCGCTGTTACTACTAACGCTGAGTGGGCTGAACGCCTTGGTATCCCTGCTTCTGCTTCGATCACATGCGTTAAACCATCAGGTACGGTATCACAACTGGTTGACTCCGCTAGTGGTATTCATGCTCGTCATAGCCCCTACTATATTCGTACTGTCCGTGGTGATAACAAAGACCCACTAACACAGTTCATGATTGACAACGGTATCCCTGCGGAGCCATGCGTCTTTAAGGGTGACACTACTACAGTGTTTAGCTTCCCAGTGAAGTCACCTAATCGTGCTGTGACACGTAACGATATGACAGCCATTGAGCAGTTAGAGATGTGGCTAACATATCAGCGTCACTGGTGTGAGCATAAGCCAAGTGTGACTATCTCAGTGCGTGACAGTGAGTGGCTAGAGGTTGGTGCATTCGTGTACAAATACTTTGATGAGATGTCAGGTGTATCGTTCTTGCCGCACTCAGATCATACCTATCAGCAAGCACCTTATCAGGACTGCGACAAGGCAACGTATGAAGAGCTACTAGCTAAGATGCCTAAGTCTATTGATTGGACACGGCTCTCTGAGTATGAACAAGAGGACAACACTGTAGCTATGCAGACAATGGCTTGCTCTGGTGACTCATGCGAAATCGTAGACCTCACAGCATAGGCAATGTTGAATCACCCTGCGTACTCGTATGCCGCATAGAAAACGGTGAGTGCGCTGGGTGTAAAAGAACAGTTGACGAGATACGTGATTGGGTGATAATGTCTGAGTACGAACAAAAGAAACTGTTACATGAACTGAAATGGAGAAGAGATGTACGTGATAATCACACGTGATCAATGTAACTTCTGCGATGATGCCAAAGCTCTGATGAAGGGCAAAGGTATTCAGTACGTAGAATATAATATACAATCTAAGTCTAGCGCATGGTTGCTATACTTACTTAAGCGTTCCAGTATAACTACTGTACCACAAATCTTCAACGACAAGGGGACGCACGTTGGAGGGTACACAGAACTCAAGGAGTATCTAACATGATCGAGTTTTTAGTAGCTAGTGTAGTCGCACTAGGTTTAGGTGTAGGAGTATTTACAGAAGTAGTACAGCCTACAGCAGAGTATGCACTTGACCAAGGCAAGGCAGGGTATGAGTACGTACAAGAGAAGCTAGACTAATGTGGATTCTGGTAGTTGTATTGATTGATGGTTCACTTATGTTTTCTTACGCTGAGTCGTTCCCATACACTGACGAGGAGCGATGTTGGACAGATGCATATGTGTCATACCAAAAGCATATGGCTACCAGACCTAACGAAAACGCTTACGTTGTAGCGTATTGTTCTGAAGTACCTAAAGGAGTATGAGACATGGCATGTGTATGTACAAAATGTGATGAAGTTTTAGGCGATCATAATTGGAGTCCTTACAGAAAAAAGCATGATCACCGCTTATGTAATTCCTGTAAGAGTAAGACCAATGCTCAGTCAAACCCTAAGCACAATCATCTTAGGATGTACGTCAATGGTAAATACATTCCAAAGACACACCCTTTGTACAAACCAGGACGCTACAAAAGCTTCATGGATTTAGGTATAGAGAAGGTTAACTCTGTTAAGCATGGCTACGTATACATCATTACCAATCCTGCATTCCCTGACTGGGTTAAGATAGGCATGGCCTTTGATGCAGAGGATCGCTTAAGTGGTTATCAAACAGGCAGTCCCTTACGTGACTACGAACTAGCTTACTATGTATTCACGAATAACAGAGTTAAGTCAGAAAAAGAAGCACACACAAAAGCAGAGAAGATTGCTAAGTCATTTAACCATGAGTGGTTTGAGATGACAGTAGAACAAGCGAAGGATGTACTGAACAGCCTTAACTTGTACCTTGAAACTGAGAAGGCGTGTTAATGAAAAGGATAGAGCTAGAAGCACATGACTTTGTTGAAGCTAAGAAGAAGCAGTTCAGCGAAGGACTACGTGAAGCTGTGCATAATCTAGACTCCTACATCTTTGATAACTTACATGAGTGTGAACAGAGGGAAAATGCGAGGGAGAGACTTATAGAAGCTATGATGTGGGCTAGGTTAGCAGCAGACAGTCACGGTATAAAAAAGTAAAGGGGCCATTCGGCCCCTCTCTCTTTAGTTACGTCTGAACTTTGAGTACGCTTTGGCACCCTCTATGTATCGTCGTAAGAGTTCGTGATCCATGAACACCTTCTCCTCTTGCGTATACTGATCAGATGCTTTGATCTTCTCACGAGCTTCCTCTATTGATAGGTCACCTAACCCTACTTGGTGTGACAGTGAGATATCCCAATAAGCTTTAGCATCAGAGGCTGTCTTACCTGCAAGCTTCTTATACTCACCGCGAATGTATGCTTGATAGGAACCCTCATACTCTTCGCTCTTCTCTGCCCAGTCTGATAGTGTCTCACGTGCTGCTGTTCGTGCGTCTGTAATACGTTGACGTATCCATCCATCAAGTCTACCACGTTTTTGTTCTAGCGTTAGCTGTGCATAAGCTTCATCATTCTCAATGAAGTCCTCTGCAGCTACAGCCAAGCTACCTTGTAGCCCCATCTGAGTTAGATACTCTAGTGCGTTATTCTTTTCACGGTAAGGATTATAGATAACAAACGGATCAAGGTTAAGCTTAACCATCTCACGCTGTAGTCGTGTCTTAGGTGGTGACTTAGTGAAACCTGTATACTGTTTCTGTAGTGGATCAAGTACACGCACAGGCCCAGCGCCAAACACATCGTAACGTACAACGTCATAACCTTTGTCTTTGTTGAGCGGGTCTTCTAACTGGAATTGTGTACGAGCTACACCACCCATGTACTTGAATAGTCCTTCCATCTCTGTTGTGCCTAAGTCAATACCTGTAGCGTCACGCAGAGTGTTAGACATCACGTTCAAGTTAATGTCAGGTAAGTTACGTGCCATACGCTGATACAGTGCTATGTTAGTACTCGCATCACCATACAGATCATGCATAGCTACAGTAGCATCTAGTGTGTCAGGATAGTAGGATGAACGTGGATCAAACTGTCCATAGAAATCCTTCATCACTGCAGCAGGATACATAACAGAACCTACGTAGTCACCTAGTACCTTCATAGCAGGTTGTAGGTTCAAGTCACCATCAGCAATAGACTGTGCTGTTAGTAGTGCTT